TATTTCCAAATGAAATTCATTTTAGTGCTTTAGATGATGCAGTAGAAATAGTTGCTAAGCGTAATCAAGTTGATTTTTATCAAAGATGGATGGAGAGCGCAGAAGGATTATGGGATGGCATAGATCGTTATAATGGAGAAAATTGCTGGGTAGTAAAACATTTCTGGGCCGAACCTAACGAATGGACATACGCTTGGGCTAGAGTATTTATGCTAACTTTGGTCAATAGATGTTTCGAGCCTGGTTGTCAAATACGATATTGGTTTGCTATACAAGGAGCGCAAGCAATAGGTAAAACAAAACTTTGTGAAAGTATTGTTCCAGAAAATTGGTATGTAAGCACATCATTAAATCTAGCCAATCATAATGAAGTTGAATTCTATAGAACTACATATGATAGAGCGTCTGTTGAATTACCAGAATTGGGCAATTTGCCCAAAGTAGATCAAAATGTTTGGAAAAGAATAACTACAGAAAGAAAATGCACTTTTAGAGATTTGTATAAACCAGTAGTTGATCATCCAAAAAGATCAATTTATATCGTTACTACAAACGATGCAAAATTCTTACGTGATCCTACTGGCGAGACTAGAGCAGCACCCATTAATCTTACGATGCCAGAAGGAACGTTTGTTAATTGGGAATTATTTCAAAAAGAGTATCCACAGATATTATCTCAAGCAATTCATATGTATCGCAACGGTAATAATAAATTCTTTTCACAAGAAGAAATATTACTACAAAAGGATGAAACGGCAAAGAGAGATACTACTGATGAAACATTTGAGTATCAAGTAATCAACGATTATTTGAATGAAGATAATTATCAAGAGATAGCAGATGTTGAAGGTATTTATTTGGATAGAGTTTATAATTTTATGTATGATAAATATCAAATGCCGAAACATATTGCGATGAAACATTCTAGACTGCTGGGTCGTGCTTTAGTCAAATTCGGATATGAAAGTGACGGTAAGGTGCATCATATTCCAGGTAGCAATCAAATGAAAGCAAGAATGTGGTTTAAAGTAAACTTAGAAGTAACCAAGTGAATTTAGTTTCGGTTACTTTAATTGATATAGATTAATCCGTTATTATTAAAGAAAAAAATTCGTTATTGTTCCAAAGTAACCGAAGTAACTATAAAAGGAGGAAAAGTAATGGGAATTTCTAGAACGGATTTTTTTTTTTTAAACGTATAACGATACAAGTACCGATTTACTAGTTACTTACTTTACTAGTTACTTTTAGATCGTAACGATATAGCTGAAATAGGAGCCCAGGAGTAATGCTTGAAAGAGATTTGGCAAATGATTTCACTGAAACATTTAGAGAATATCAAATATGGGTTCCAAATAATCGCACGGCAGGCTGGCCAGATAGAGGCGTGCAAATAAACAACTCGCGTATCATTTGGTTTGAACTTAAGATAATACAACACAAACTTCAATCTACAACAGTATCAATAAATACATTCACTAAAGAACAAGCTGCTTGGATGGCTAAATGGCAACGATCAGGTGGATTTTGTTATTTGTTCTTAGGGATTGTAGATCGTGACAGTAACGAATTTCTCAACTATTCAATATTGCGTTGCAGTAACTGGAACACATGGTTAAGTGTTCCATACAGTAAAGTTAGACTCGAACAACTATTATTATTTGAAGATAGACTTGGTATATTAGATTGGTTCAAAGATTTGTTTGTGCCAAAAGATGTAAGTAATAAAAAAGGATAGCTCGCGCGATCGTTACTAGACGACGTTACGATAAAAGAGTTAGATAGTTCATTCTGCGGATAGAACGAATTGCCAGATGGTTTCGAGCCTCATACTGAGCTAGCACGCATTTATACTTTGCGTGAACTTATGACAGAGTGTAGGCAACGCGTGCCTACAGTTCTAAATCATATCGACTCTATGTTTGCTGATCCTGAGCTACCACATGGCGAAAGGATCAAATTAATTGAGCTTGTATTGAACAGGGCTTTTGGTAAGCCCCGACAACACGTATATATTTCAGACGATACTGGAGCGAATCAAAGTGCCAGTAGAGTCAAAGTGTATATACCGGATAATAACAGATCTAATGTTCCCACTAACGTTATAGATGTGGAAACATAGATCATGTGGGATGGGTGGGACAGCAATAACGATATAGGGCCACAGAAAGGACCACAAGAAACGTTTCTTGCTACTAGTGCAGACATTGCTATATATGGAGGTGCTGCTGGCGGGGGCAAAACATATGCTCTGTTACTTGAGCCTTTACGACACATAGATAATCCTGATTTCGGATCAGTTATCTTTCGTCGTGAGGCCATTCAAATAACATCTGAAGGAGGGTTGTTCGACACTAGTTTCCAAATATACATGCGTGTTGACGGTATGCCTAAACTATCACCACAGCGCATGTGGAATTTTCCTTCCGGCTCTACAATAACGTTTAGTCACCTTCATAATGAAGCGGATGTTGGTGATTGGCAAGGCAGTCAAATACCATTAATTGGTTACGATGAACTAACGCACTTCACTGAGAAACAATTTTGGTATATGCTGTCTCGTAATCGTTCTATGTGTGGAGTTAGACCATACGTTAGAGCGACTTGTAATCCAGACGCTGATAGTTGGGTAGCAGATATGGTTTCTTGGTATATTGACCAAGATACTGGTTATCCAATACCGGAACGATCAGGCATTATACGTTGGTTCATTCGCGCTGATGATCATATGATTTGGGGACATTCGCGCCAGGAGTTAGCGCAAAGATACCATGGTATGATACCTAAATCATTTACGTTCGTTCCTGCTACGTTGTCGGACAATGTAATTCTGGAACAAAACGATCCAGAATACAAAGCTAATCTTATGATGCTCAATAGAGTTGAGCGTGAAAGATTGCTTGCTGGCAATTGGAAAATTCGTCCTTCCGCCGGATCGTATTTTCCACAAACAGCAATTAGAACGATTTCAGCTATACCTACAGATGTAAGTAATTGGGTGCGTAGATGGGATTTAGCGGCTACTGAGCCTAGCGAATTGAATCCATCGCCTAGTGCCACAGCATCTATACTTATGGGTAGACGTTCTAATGGGCGTTTTGTTATTGCCGATGCTATTAATATACGCCGTAATGCAAATATTATTAGGGACACTTTGCTTAGTATTGCTGAGCAAGACAGAGCTAATTACCAACGAGTTACAACTGTTATTCCGCAAGATCCAGGACAAGCCGGAAAAGATCAAGCTGCTAGCTTGATTAATCTATTGTCTGGATTCAAAGTAAAAGCAATAAGGGAAACAGGGCCAAAAGAAACGAGAGCAGAACCATTGTCCGCTCAATGGCAAGCAGGTAATGTTGATATTGTAGAAGGATTTTGGAACAAAGATTATTTGAAAGAAATGGCTGTGTTTCCTGAAGGCGATCACGATGACTACGTGGACGCCAGTAGTGGCGCTTTTCTTGAATGTATAAGTTCAACTAGTAATTATGATCGTTGGAAAGCATTAGCTGAATGAATGAAATCCGTAAAGATATGCGCTATGACGGATTCATGAATGTATTGAGTGGATTAAACACGCCTGGTCTAGATCGCTCCACAGCTACATATCAATCAAGTTACGCTCGTGTTCGTTCAACTTATGATTTGACTAATCTATACATCTCTAATGGTCTAGCACAAAAGATAGTAGACAGGCCAGCCGATGATGCCTTCCAAAGAGGTTTAGAAATTGAAGGTGATGAAGATGATCTAATACTTGCTGAATACGATCGTTTGTCTGTCCTAACGAAAATGGCTGAGGCTATTAAATGGATGCGTTTATATGGTGCTGCTGTTATACTTGTTCTTGCTAAAGATGGAGGTGAACTAACAGACCCGTTGAATCTAGATACGCTTGATACAGTTGAGGATTTGCGTGTATATGATTTGAATTGTATTAGAGGCACAGACAGATATTACTTGGACGATACAGATCCAACTACATTTGGTAAAGTTGAATACTATGAATTGATACCTTACAATGCTCCTGCAATACTTGTTCATGAATCAAGACTAATACCAGTTGGAGGTGACCCGCTACCTACTGG